TTATGATAAATAATTATGTTGGTCCAATAGGAACAGTTTGGGACTATTTCATGATAATAATAGTACCAGTTTGGTAATACTTTTTTGAATAATTCTAAGGATTTAACTGCTAAATCTTTTGACTTGTTTATAATTAACTGATATTTTTTCTTAATTTAAAATATCTCCCTGTAGATAATTCTCAGAACCTTGAAAGGAGGTCAGAATGCCAGATAACCGTAAAAATAAAACTGGAGGCCGTAAGCCTGGAAGTGGTCGCCCTAAAGGATCTAAAAATATTAATTCTATGGCTTCTGTTAGAAAGCTCGAAGAACTTGGTTTTGACCCTATTGAGGAGATGACAAAGCTCTATGCCGAGATTAATCAGAAGCTCACCGATGGTTCTGTTAGAGTTGGGTCTGGTGCCTATGCTCAACTACTATCAACCCAAGGCCAATTAATTAATAACCTTATGCAGTATGGCTATAAGAAAGTTCCTGAAAAACTTGAGCAGGAGATTACCTCTAAGACTCCCATGACTATAAGACTAACTAATAAAAAGAAGGAGGAGGCAGAATAATGCCCTCAACAGAATCATGGCACCTATCTAAGAACGTCCCTATAACCTTTGTCCTAGCTATTGTACTACAATCCGTTGGAATTGTTTGGTTCGTATCAGGACTAGAATCAAGTGTTAATACAAACGTCCGTGACATTGCCCGTCATGAGATACGTATTGCAGAGATTGAGAAAACACAACAAGCAATGGCTATTCTCAATGCTCGTATAGATGAAAACATTAAAGCTATTAGAGAGATGATGGAAACCGCCCGTAAAGAAACGGAGAGGTAACTTACCATGATTGATCCTCTAACTGCTCTTAGTATTGCCTCTACAGCGGTTGGTCAAATGAGACAACTACTTAACGCTGGTAGAGACACAAGTCAAGCCTTATCCAAATTTGCTGGAGCTTGGAGTGATATTAGTTATGCGGAAAGCAAAGCTAAGAATCCCCCTTGGTACAAGTCCTTTTCAGGAAGTGCTGAGAAAGAAGCTCTAGAGATCTTCACTGCAAAGAAGAAGATGATGGAGATGAAGAAAGAAGTTGAAACCATGATCAGTTTTGTTCATGGACCTTCTGGTTTAGAAGAGTATAAAAATACTATTAGACAAGTTAGAGAACAAAGAAGAAAACATCAATATAAGAAAGCAGAAATAAAACAAAACATAATTGATTTCGTATTAATAGCTGTTATGCTGCTAGCTATAGTTGCTATACTAGGCGGAGGTGCCTACTTTTATGGCGTTTATAAGGGGACTTGGTAATTGTGCTGTATGTCCTAGTTTTTATAAACTTTGGCCACTATTATGTTAATGGTACTGGCACAGTGCTCTATAAGGCCTGTTATTATGATAACATAGAGAATGGCAAGGGTGGTACTAATGGTAGCTGGTACGATAGACGCTATGTGGTTCATCCTGATGCCCACTGCCCAAAGAAGTTTTATGATGCATGAAATATATTAAAAAGAAAGACAAGTATGTCTTTTATGGTGATAACGATAGAATAATAATTATAACCACAAACCGAGCTATAGGAGAAAAGCTATGCCACAAGGAAAAGGAACCTACGGAACCAAAGTAGGGCGCCCGCCTAAAAAGCCCAAAGGCGGTAAGAAGAAGTAATGGCTAGGTCTAGCCCCCGTATTTGGGAGAGGGCCAAAAAGGATGCTGTCTCTCGTATGGGAGGTAAACACTCTGCAAGGGCCATGCAGTTAGCCGCTAAGCTCTATAAAGATAGGGGTGGTAAGTATACTGGTAGTAAAACCGCAGCCCAGAAGTCTATGACCAAGTGGACTAAGCAGAAGTGGCGCACTAAGTCTGGTAAACCCTCTGTTCTTGGCCCTAATGCTACTGGTGAGCGTTATCTACCTACCAAGGCTATTAATCGTATGTCTAAAAGTCGTTATGCTGCTAGTACAGCTAAGAAGCGCAAGGACACTAAGGTAGGTAAGCAGTACTCCTCCCAACCTAAGAAAAGGAAGAAATAATGCACAAAGGAAAACTTTGCGGATTTACTGACGGTAAGAAGCCTAACCCAACACAGAAGGCCCCTGTCAAGAAAGGCACCTCTATGCCTAACAAGAAATCCAACCTTAAGAAGTATGGGGCTTAGTTATGGCTAAAGACCCTAGACTAACCCGTGCTGGTGTATCTGGGTTTAACAAGCCTAAAAGAACACCGGGTCACCCCACCAAGTCACACATTGTTGTTGCTAAGGTTGGTGATAAGATTAAGACAATACGCTTTGGCGCTCAAGGTGCTAAAGGTAGTCCTCCGAAGGCTAATGAATCTATGGCTTATAAAAAGCGTAGGTTAGCTTGGAAGGCAAGACATGCCACTAACATTGCTAAAGGCAAAATGAGCGCAGCCTATTGGGCGGATAAAGCTAAGTGGTAGAGTATTTATTGAGGAAGTAGTATGTCAGAAGTAGTTTTGCACGAAGGTCAGTCAGAGATAATAACAGACCTATTCGTAGAAGAAAATACACGCTATGCTGTAGTTAATGCTAGTCGTGGTTTTGGGAAGTCCTATCTCGCAGCCTGTGCTGCCGTTTTAGCAGTACAAGAGCTTATGGAGTTAGATGAAGAAGTACCAAATAAGAATGTGGCTATTATTGCCCCTACCTATGCCCAAGCTGTTGACATTTACTATCCACTGTTAGCCTATCAGCTAGGCATGGAAGACCACGCTATTAAAGCCTCCAGAGTAGCTGGTACCTTTTGGTTCCCTAAGAACGTACAACTAAAGATTTGGTCGTATGAAGCTAGTGAACGTATGCGGGGTACTGGTCAGTATTTTGTAGTGGCCGATGAGGTATGCTCTTGGAAGGGGGCGGGTACAAGCTTGAAAGAGTCTTGGGAATCTGTTATCCAACCCTGTATTGCTACTCGCTGGTCTAAACAGAACGCAGATAAGTTTGGAGCTAAACCTGGAAGAGCACTAATCATTAGTACACCTCTAGGCTATAACTATTTTTATGAGATGTACAATAGACAAGATGCTGACTCTCAGTGGAAGTCTTATACTTACACTTATACAGAATCTCCCTATCTCGATGCTGAAGAGATCGATAGAGTGAAACTTACACTAGACCCCTTAAAGTTTGCTAGAGAGTATACAGCTAGCTTTGAGGACTCTGGTAATACTGTGTTCTATACGTTTAATCGTAAAGAGCATATTGACAAAGACCTGCCCTCTTTTGAGACAGGGGAAGAGGTTCATGTTGCTATCGACTTTAACGTTGGTATCATGGCTAGTGTAGTGTTTGCCCTCAGAGGCAATCAGATACATATTCTAGATGAGATGCAGGGACATCCCGATACTGAGACCTTGGCTAGAAGCCTAGTAGAGAAGTATAAGGGACACCGCATTATATCTTACCCTGACCCTAGTGGTAAGGCTAGGAAGTCCTCTGCTGCTGTTGGACGTACAGACTTTAGCATTCTACAAGCTGAAGGTATACAGACCAGAGCGCATACTAAGGCACCTCCTATTATCGATAGTGTAGCAGCTATCAACAAAAAGTTTAAGAACGCTAATGGGGATATCGATATGTATATCCATCCACGTTGTGTCAATACAATCAAATCAATAGAACGTACCGCATGGGTAGAGAGTAACCCTGACACAGCTACCATCTGTAAAAAAGAAGGTGTTGAACACTGGACAGATGGTCTAAGATATGCTGTGGAGTATTTATTCCCTGTGCGAGGGGGTTCTAAAGTAACAACTAGAGGCTTTGGATTTTAACAAACCATTTAGCCTTTACTATAATCAAGGAATCCTATAATGGCTATTATTGGAAAAGTAATAAGAAAGGCCGGATCCAAGATTGGCAAGGCCAAGGTAGGCGGTACTGCTTATAAGATGACACCCGCTAGAAAAAGAGCTCTTGAGAAAGCAGCAAAGGCTTCGGCCTTGGCAAGGAGCAAGGGTGCTTCTAAAGTATCAAAAGTAAAGTCTAAAGCGTCTCAAATAAAGGCTCGTCAGGCAGCTATGAAAAGGGCCAAGGCGAAACAGATAGCTGCAAGGTCTAAAAAGTACGGAGATAAGGCAGATAGAGTAGAGCGTAATGCTCATGCCTCTTTGCTAAGACGAGATAACATTATTAACGTAGGCCGGCGGATTAAACTAGGCCACTACGCTCGAAAATCCCGTAGACTTGATAGAACCGCTACAAGATTACAAAGAAACACATAAGGAATAAAACTATGGCTACTCGTAAAGCTAAACCAAAAAAGAACCGCCGTGGGCTTCTGGGGCTAACTCCCGGAATGCTTCGTGTTCGGCGCAAACAGTCTATGAGGAAGGCTACTAAGGCTGGTTACAAGGCCCCTAAGAAACGCACTATGAACTCCGCTGCTAAAACAATGGCTAGCGCCACTGTGGCTGGAAGAGCCCCTACTAAAAGTAGCTTATCTAAGTTTGATCAGCGCAAGTTGGCTGTTAAACAGACGGCGCTTAATGCTAAAGGCACTGCAAAAAGCTACATTCGAAAAGGCGGCACTATGTCTGCTAAACACCGCAAGGCTATCTCGGATGGTTTGAAAAAGTGGTGGTCTAGTAAATAAAAGAAAATAACTATAGTATTAAGAATAGTGCGGATAATAACAACCTTTAACATGCCCATCTGAGGATCGGCAGGAGGAAACAATGGCACGTTCAAAAATTAACTCTGCCTCTAAAGACCTAATAAATGATGATGGCGCAGTCCTCATATCATTAGTCGAAGGTGAGCAGATACACATGGATATGACCCTAAATTGGCTCACTAGCCTGCAAGACTACACAGTAACAGTTAAAGTAGTTGAAGCAGATATGACAGGAGTAACAGCAGGGAATTATCCTACAGTGAAAAAGGCAGGGGGTCAGGTAACAGTTCTGACAACCATTGATGCTACTGTCACTGATAACACTTTTAAAATCGTAATCCCTGAGAACCTTATTGACCTTTGGGCCACACAACCCACTCCACAATCTCCCACTTATGGCTGGATTGGTGTAGAAGTTAGGGACTCTGGTGTAGGCTCAGCTCAACAAATTTGGAAACCCTTTCGTGGTTTAGTTGAAGTTCTTTACAGCCCTTCTGAGGAGACTTAATTATGTCCACTTATAGGGTTACTGTATCTAATAATAACATTAAAATAAATGCTGCCCCTGTTAAACATGAAACTAAAGTAGTAACCCCCGAGTATGCCACCTCTCTTGCAAGGACAGGTGGGCAAGGCTCTAAGGGGGACTCTATTAGTAGTGTTGTGCTAAATGAAAGCAATGAGCTAATTGTTACTATCTCTACCTCTGGAGGAGATGTTGTTGAAGTCTTTAACCTCGGCACAGTATTAACGGAAGATGTCTCTCTTGATGACTTACTAGACATTAATACTACCGGTATAACTGATGGTCAAGTAATACAGTATGAGGAAGAAACTAGCACTTATGTGCCTCATACCTTAACTACCACTAGTATGACTGACATCGACAATAGTAATAAAACAGACGGAGCTGTTCTCCTGTATGACGGAGTAAGCGGTAAATATAAAGCAACAACACAAATAAATAACGCAAATACTTACATGATTGGGGGGTCGTTCTAATGGCTACTAAAATTCTTCTTAAAAAGTCCGTAACAGGCGGCGCATCACCCCTCACTGGTGATCTTGACCAGGCGGAACTAGCGGTTAACCTTGTTGATCGCAAAATATATACTAAAGACAATAGCGGCGCTATCGTTACACTTGATGGTGCTTATGTAGACTCTACTGCGCCCGGCAATCCAGCTGAAGGTGACTTGTGGTATGATACAACTAACAATTTGCTTAAGGCACACAATGGATCTGCCTTTGTTTCAGCAGGT